CAGCAGTAGTATCGGTGCATGGAGTCAGCTTTGTACGAATGCCAATATTAATAAATGGGCAAAGTATAAGCCTGTCGGATTCAATTCAAAGGCGATCATGGACCAGTACGATTTCACAGCCGAAAGATGGAAGGATGATTCTACATGGTGGAAAGGTACCATCAGCCGCGAAGTGATTCCTGCTGGAACAACGTTCTTGCATGTTACAAACGATTACCCGGCAGCATGGATAAAGATTTGCGGAATAAAGTATCTCGGATTCACGTCGAAGTCCGATGTGGTAAAGATCTTCAACCCTGCAGGCAATCACTGGGTCAGACAGATGGGTGGTATCTTTGCAAGCAATTTCTCTCACGTCCCTCCACAGGGAACAGATTCAGAGCCGTATCGCATCGTAGACTTTATCAGATATCTGCACAGTGCACAGTTCAGTGCCTTTACAGATTACGAGACAGAGGGTACGGTGTATGTCAATATCAATGATGACGGCGCAAAACACCAGGTCTGCAGTCTGATTGACTATGCCGAAGGTAACAGTCTGAATTTCAACAATATCTTTTCAGGCATTAATAATGATGCTTACTTTGACGTGATCGTCGCAAAACTGGTCAGCTCTACGATGACATTGATGTCGCCCACCACTGTGAGGAGTACGTCAGGAGGGCGCAAGGATGTAACCGTATACATGGAGACGCTCGAAGCCAACAATTCCTATGTGGGTATCTATTGCGCTATTATAACAGTCTCAGGTACGACGTACTATGTACCGCTTATGCAGTCAGCTGGTGATACACCTAACTTTACATTCCCTGTATCACCTAAGGCAAGAGCGTTTAAGTTCTGGCGCTTAGGATCGTCGGTACAGAATAATATGTCGGCGTTCTTCAAGGATAACTATGCAGGAACTTACAGACAGTTCGTGACGAACACCGGTGGTACCATGGGTAATGGTGAGATGCTTTACTTCAAGATGGATATCGTCAACAGTACGCACTCGTCGATAACCGTATCCAAGGGTAGTATCAAGGTGGAGCTGGCAGGTCGCTTCAATGAGGCAAGTGGCGGCTCACGCGAGGTATACTACCAGTATGCCGATGGCGATGGCAGCACCAGCCACCAGGTCCGTTTCGCCTTACGTGACGACGAGCAGAGTAAGGCCTCGTGGGATGACGAAGGCTCGTTCATCATTCCTCCTGTAGGTTCTGGCCAGAACACGAAGACGCTCTATCTCGCCATGTATAACATCTTCAACGACGGCAGTGACTATACCGTCACCAGGGGAGGTACGGTCTACCGTGCAAGTATATGGCTGAATAAGAATAGCGAGATGCCATCCGCAGTCTTTGGTGACATGACCGAAAACGGAAAACTTAACATCAGTGTTTCAGCATTATAAACAATTAACTATGGGTACATTTCAGATTATCGAGACAAAGAAAGATTCTCAGTACAGTTACCGGAACGACGATGTCATCGTCAACGGAGAGGTCGACGAGAGCGAAGACGGTACGATCGTCCTTTCCATTTTCGGTTCGGTATTTGTGAACAACAGTGGCGAGAGGGGCCGCTGTATCGGCAACTTCAACGGCCAGAGACAGGAGGACGGCACGATACCATTCTCGCTCTCTGCCATGAGCTTTGAGGATTCATTGCTCGTGTGGGCTGCCATCAACGAGATTAAGATGCTGGTTCTAAGCCCTGCTGACGATGCAGACAGCGAGTGACGATATCAGAGCGATATCGAGACGGTGGTGTGTCATGGCCTCCATGATCGTCGCTGCCGTCTTTATCACCATCACCGTGGCATATCTATGCTAATCATATCAATATTCATCTTAAATTTTTTAGCTTATGACTATCAAGACAGCCAAAATCCATGAGGTGTATCTGCTGCTCTCCAAGGCCAGATATACCAAGTTGACAAGTGAAGAGAAGAAGCAGACCCTGCGTCTGGCACTTGCCCTGCGTCCTATCGCAGACAAGTATGCCGGCGACACACAGCTGCTGCAGGAGAAGCTGAAGCCCTCGGAAGATATCTTCGACCGCTTCCAGGAGTACCAGCAGACCTTGCTGATGATCCAGCACCCGAAGGCCGACCTGAGCCGCCTGCCTATGGGACTCTCCGAGACCCGTGCCTTCAAGGAGGAATGGGACCAGTACAACAAGTTGCTGGAGGAAGAGATGAAGAACCTCGATGAGGATGTGGAGCTGGATGTCGCACCGCTCAGTGCCGATGCCATCACACACCTGATGGATTCTAACGAATGGACCTTCGACCAAGTCGTCCTGCTCAGTGAGGCGATAGGAGAATAAGATCAGACAAAAGATAGCTGTCCCCGCCAGTCGTAGTAATTGATTGCGAGTCAAATAACATACCACGTAAGACTGGCCGGGGACATAATATCCTCTGCGTGGTATGTATAATTTCGATTTAAGTAAAAACCGGACTCGCAATCCAGATGCAAAAGTACAAAGAAAATTCTAATATCGGACATATACGTTCGATAAGTGGTTATGTATGGCTTGTTCTTGAGATAAATCAAGAGGAAGTCGGCGCACGTCTTGCGCTTTCCCGTAGTTACATCAAGCATGTCCCCATGTTCAGGGAATACCTTTCCATGCTGGCATCGGGCCATAAGAAGGACTATATTTATCACCATCTCGGCGATAAGTACCACATGCACCACAGTTCCGTTAAGCGTGTGATATTCAAGCTGTTACAGACCATCGAGGTGTGAGCCGGTAAAAGGCCGGAATCTTTTGCTCCGGCAGCGGTTAATAGCTATATTTGCAGCGGGGTTCGGTAAGACGGACTCCGCTACAGATCACTTAATTTATTAACCCACAAAAACTTTTAATTATGGCTTTAGAGATGCAAGACCTTATGGCTCTTCGTTCTATGGGAGAAGAGAAAGGAATGTCACCTTACGAGCAGGTGAAGCTTGACTACATGGCAAGCCGTCGTCCAAGCAGCCTGGCTATCACGGGCGCCGTCCTCGGCGGCGGTGCGCTCATCGTCGGTGCTACCGCATGGATCTTCGGTGGCATGCAGGCCAACGCCAAGGGTAAGGAGGCCAAGGAGGCTGCCTACGCAGCCAAGGAGCTGGCTAACACCCAGTACAACGCTGCTCTGGCACTGATGACAAGTCAGAACCAGAACACACAGGCTAACCTCGACCGCCTGATTGCCACCGTGGCAACAGAGCGTCAGGAGCGTATTGCAGGCGACGTGACCATGAGTCAGTCTATCACTGACACTATCTCAGGTCAGCAGAGCGGCTCGCAGACAGCGACTGTCAGCCAGACTTCTGCCATCGACAACACGATGCAGAACATCATGCAGCAGACACTGTCTGACGCCATCACCGGCAAGAGCTCGCTGAATCCTCAGCCCGTGATGATCTACTCGGCTCCACAGCCCTGTAACTGTCCCGGTTGCGGTTGCGGTCAGTAAGGTGAGGTGTGAGGATATGTACCCGGAACCAAGTAATCGGGTACATATTCCTCACTATGTGTACCCGGAAACGATTTTTTATGAAGTGGTTCAGAAACAGAAAGAAACAGATGGCAATGATACAAGCGTTACGCCCTACATCGAAGGCGACCCTGAAGATGCAGTGTCTCATAATCTGCAAGGCGGATATCGACGAGGCAGCCAAGCTCTATGACTTCTTCGCCAGGGATATGCCAGACCTGCCCGACTTCGACCCGGCACCCCGTGACTGGGTGGACTCCACCAAGGATGCGGCAGGCAGCTTCTTCCGCTGGCTCAAAGAGAACCAGGATACCATCGCAGGCGGCTATGAGATGGTGCGCCAGATGACAGGAGGGAAGCTCCCTCCGCTGACGCTCACACCACCGGAGCTGCCGGCAGCGGAGCCCATCCCCGATATCAACGCATAAATTTCTTGATTTTATGCGCATAAAAATGTAGAATTTCTGTGTTAAAATATGTACCTATGAATCCAAGTATCAGGAATATCTCCTTCAATATCTTTGCCGAGAGTGACGAGGAAGCCGAGCGCGGATGCGCAGCCATCAAGCAGTTCATCCGTATCATGGGCGAGCATGGCGCGATGGTCTCCGGGAATAAGATCGCCGATGCCGTAGCCAGGCTCGACGGCAGCTCGTTCGTCAAGACGCAGATTATTAACTTTTTCAAACAATAGACACTATGGAAGAAAACAACAACCAACACCAGCAGGCGCAGCAGCCCGCACAGCCACAGCGTCCTGCAGCAGCTCCACAGCAGCAGCTGCGCCCCTGTCCCAAGGACTGCCGTAAATGCTCGATGGCACAGCAGATGTGCTGCTCGGCCATGCTCTCGTTCCAGATGTACGACGTGATGAACTCCGTCATCCAGCGTATCGACCTGCAGTCGCAGCGTATCGCGGACCTGGAGACGCGCCTGCAGTCCATCCAGTCCACCGAGGCGGAGCTGTCAGCGCCTGAGCTGTTCAAGGAATAGCGCAGAGTGGGAGCGGCGCAGAAGAAGGCTCCCGAGATAATTAAAACACAAGAACTATGAATTGTAACTGTAATTGCAAGAACGGTCAGGACAGTCAGGATTTCCTACTGTCGACCGAGACGACAGGCGTGTACGCCCTCGGCCTCACGCACTACACATGCGGCGGCAGGAAGATGCTGCTCAGCGATCCCACGCATCCTGTCATCGCCGACCTGCAGGTCTCTCCTGTCGGCCAGCCTATCGACGTAGGCAACAGCGAGTACTGCCAGGAGTGCCTTGTCTCAGGCACCGTCACCTACTGCCCGTGCGGCAGCTGTGAGCCTCGTACGGAGTATGTCAGCTACCAGTGCTGCCTGCCCACCACCTCGGCCACACAGCCGAAGCTGGGTATCGGCGAGGTCGCTGCCAGCCCAAAACCTATCAAGTACTACATCAACAATGGCTGCGGATGCTGCCAGGGCACAAGACCCTGCACCAATCAGATAGCTATTACGACGAGCATCCAGGTAACGGCAGGAGCGTAGAAATACAATTTCTTGAGAAAATTATATGTTGAAAAATACAATTTTTTAAAGAAATTATATGAGCTGGATTGATATTGCGGCAATCGTGTTCGCGGCGACCACCGTCAACCACTTGGGACTCATAAGAGCCGTCGAGCGTGTCGTCAGGCACAGGCTCTGGGTCATCGACTGTCCGAAGTGCCTTACGTTCTGGTGTGTCCTCGCCCTTGGGATGAGCGGCGATGGCGCCATAGCCACCCACCCCTCCGCCCTGACACGGTTGCTCGCAGTATCCCTGTTCTGCTCCTACCTGGCCATCTGGCTCGAGCTCATTGAAGGATTGATCGACAAACTCTATGATTATGTCTACCACAAGATTTACCCAGCAGCAGGTGCCTCCGATGACCACGCGCAGCGTGCCTGAGGCCTTCTGCCCCAGCTGTCCCAGGACGGCTGTGCCTGCCACCGTCCCAGGACAGGTGGAAGTTAAAAGGAAAATAACGGCTGAGAAAAAACCGAAGCCGTCCGCTAAATCAAAGAATAAGAAATAAAAATCGCCGATTTCAGCTTGTTTGCGTGAGAATCTCACGAATAAGCATGTTTGAACCGGCTTAATATTTGTTTTAAATAGATTTTAAGATGACAGCACAAGAACTAAAAGATCACTACGACGGCCTGTATGAGTATATGGCCGGCTCGAAAGACCCGAAGAACATGAAGGCCTTCGGCTGTGTGATGACTGAGATGATGGACGTGATGATCCAGAAGATGCCTGAGACGGCAGAGGAGATGATCGGCCAGCTCGAGTCCATCAGATGGAAGCAGTACCTCACGCCGAAGGAGGCAGAGAAGATTGTCTCTGGCATGGATCCGAAGGGACCGTGGATGCGTGACGTATGGAAGCAGGCCATGGAGTCGTTCGGACTGCCACTGGAGGAACCACCCTACTATAACAGATGTGCCCTGTGGACTGAGATGAACAAGATCTACAGTGACTTCGGTGACGAGATAGCCTCGCTTCTCGGCAAGCCCCTCTCCCCCACCGACAAGGATATCATTGCCGCCTGCTACAAGATGGCCCTGAAGAACCTCAAGGACAAGGACGGCATATATAACATCAGGAAGTATTTCCTCTGGTAACATGGACATCAGTGCGGCTGCAGAGGCGATGATGCGTCGTAAGCTGCTCGAGAGTATCTACGACCGCATGACGGACGAGGAGAAACGTCTCTTCGTCCAGATGACGGCACAACAGAAAAGCGCAGACGATATCATGTCTGCGCTTGAGTCCCAGTCCCGGCAGCTGCAGGATCTGCGGAAGCACCAGCAGACCTTCGCTGAGGATTTCGCATCTAATATCGCGGGTAACGCCGTGTGGGACGGCCTTATTTGGATTGCCCGCAGAATCTTCAGATAACATATTCCCTAAGCCGTGATGAGCTGGATGCCCATGCGGCCCTGGACCTTGAACGCTACGGATGTCTTGGCACCGTCGCGCTCCACCTCGCATACGTACGAGTCCTTGTCGGCCTGTACGAAAGCTCGTGTGCCTCCTCGGAACGTCAGCAGCAGATGGCATGGCGTACGCTCCAGGGAGAGCAGGCTGCTCCATGTGTCTGATTCACGGTCGTCGGCCTCGCACTGTATGCTCACGCTGTGCCTGCGTCCGGAGACGCTGTCGCTCTCCGTGTCCTTGGCCTTGCCTGAGGCGCGCACGATAGGTATAAGCTGGCCGCCTGTCACGATGGCCGTCTGGCCGATGGTGATGGCATTGGCCAGGTTCGGCGCGAAGCCGCTGGCGGGGATGACTGGACGCAGCTGCCATGCAGCCGTGCCCGGGCTATAGTCCGTGACGGGGATGGCGGCTATTGCCATCAGGTCGTCGAGTGCAAATTCCTTACAACTGTTCATGATTATTTTTTATCGACAATTTACAGCTTTACTTCGTAAAATTCAAGGGCAGCGGCTTTGTCTTGAATTATGACGGCGGAATGTTTGGTCTCTCCAGGAGAAATGACTACCTTTGCAGGCTCCGAACGTGTTTCGGATTTATGGAAACAATGTGAACTATTCAGAGACAATTATTCTACAATGATGCAGAAGATAAGCTACAGGCTGGTCCATAGCTACAACAGATATACCAACCGCTACGGCCTCGCGCCGGTGGCTCTGGAGTGCCGTCAGGGACAGCGTAAGATATACATGTCGTCGAAGGTGATGATAGAACCCGGCCAGTGGGATCACGGCAAGGTCGTGAACCATGACAATGCCGCCAAGCTCACCGTGTGGCTCATGAGATGGAAAAGCAGCGTGGAGAGCGTCGAGCTCGACGCCTTGCTCAAGGGCAGGCAGCTGTCGCTGTTCCAGCTGAAGGATGCCGTCAGGACGGGCATGCGTGCCGACGCACCGCTCAGGCGCTTCATGGAGGCGGTGATGGAAAGCGACACCAGCAGATGCGAGCATACCAAGCAGGGATACAAGTACCTGGTCAACGACATGGAGAAACTGTTCGGTGTGCTGAAGGTGACGGATGTGGACTATGACCTCGTGACGAGATACAGGGATGACATGCGCAGGCGCAGCCTGTCGGAGAATACCGTAAAGGGAAGGCTGAAGATGCTCAGGTGCCTGATGGAGCAGGCGAAGCTGCGCAAGCTCATAGACGACAACCCGTTCGACAATATAACCATCGGCAATATGACGGCGCGCGTGGGATACCTCGAGCAGAGGGAGGTGCGCCGTCTGGAGAGGCTGGAGCTCACCGGCAGGGAGGAGAAGGTGCGCGACCTGTTCCTGCTGTCATGCTATACGGGACTGAGGTTCTCGGACCTGAGCACGCTGGAGGAAGCGGAGATCAGGAATGGCATGCTCAGGAAGAAGATGAAGAAGACCCACCACTATGTGACGATTCCCATCGGCACGCTGTTCTGGGGAAAGGGACAGGAGATACTGGATAAGTACCCTGATGTCAGGGTGCTGTCCCATGCCGTGAGCAACACCACGTTCAACAAGGTGCTCAAGGAGATAGGCGTCAAGGCGGGAATCAAGAAGCGGTTGTACTGTCACCTGGGCAGAAAGACATGCAGTAACATGCTCAATCTGCTGGGAATGGATATCGGGGATATCACGGCTATCCTTGGTCATACGGAAACGAAAGTGACACGAAAGCACTATCTGTTCAATGACACGGAGAGATTGAGGCGATCGGCGAGGAAATTCTTCAAGCCAAAGTAGGCTTTTAGTCGTATTTTGTTGGTTCTTTTTATTTCTGGCCTGCTGTTATGGCGGGTCGGACGGGTGGGCGTGCGTGTATTCTCGGCGTGAATAATAAAGTTGGAAAACTTGAGAACGGTGTTTATGGAGGTATTCCAGATAAAAATGTATGGGGAATACGTACAATGACAAGCGGTTCTGTTTCAGGTCAGCCTTTTGAATGGGCAACTTATGTCTCGTTTGGTTCTTTTCAACTCGCATATAATAATAATGGAAAATTTGCAGTTAGAGCTATCACAGCAGGAGATACCGACTTTAATAGTTGGAAAGTTTTAATGTGATAAATTATTCTCTCGGCGCAAAAGGAGCTATTGGAAGCGGCTCAACTCAGCCACCTTCTGGTTTATATTTGAGTTATAATAGGGTTAATATCAACAGTGTTTGGTTTAATGCGTTCTTTTGGAAAAACGAATTAGGAGAAGTTTCGGGTATCGCAATTCCACTGTTAGACGCAACTGCTTCAATTTATGTAAGAATTAATGGCGCATGGGTGCCAATACAATAGGAAGGTTATTAGCCTCCCTATTATTATGCAAGCTCAGTAGTCGTGCCACTGATTTCATTTACCCAAGCCAACTTTCCTGTATTCTTCATAACTTGGAGACTTCCTACAGACCTTAAACCGCTATTTGTTCCAAAGGCAAATTCAAGGGTTACAGGCGCGTCTTGAGCATAACTACCAACCTCTCTCTTAACAGTAAGAGGAGTAGGGGTTGTTGTCTCAATGGTTATATGACGAGCGCCGAGTACCTCTCCTTTATTGTTTTGCTACTGTTATCCAACTATTCCAACTATCGTTTTTGTAACTTCTATAATACATCTCGTTATTTACTTTGTAAAAAGCAATTTGAAAGGAATTGGCGCCTAAATCAATGGCAAGTGTTGCTGCGCTTAAATCTGTATTGATACCAATATATGCGTTTCTCGTCCCTTGAACAAGGTTGCTCCAATAAGTATTATTCTTCGATCCAACATCAATTATTGAGTAAATGAAGTCGCCGAGAACTATAAAAAAGAGGCGGTTTTGTGCCACCTCCTTAATCGAGTTTTTTCCAAGCAGTCCACGCTGAATCGAACTGAGAATATAATCTTGAGTAAATATCTCCTTTATTATTAGCAAGAATCTGATGGGAGTACCAACCGCTACTTCCTTGTAAGACGGTAAGGGTAAAATGATAAGTCTCCGATTGAGATATGCTATAAGGACAATTTGAAAGACCTACTGTATAGAAATCATATATTCCTGCCGTTCTATAGCTATTCAAATCGCTGCCATAAGCATCTAAGCCACGTTTTAAAACGCCGAGAATACTATAAGGACACCCAATCACTCCACGTACCACTGGACTTTCTTCTTCTCCATGCACCAGCGTTACCCCAAGCTAATTGGCCTACATCGCTACCATAAGTAAGGGTTATAATCCAAACATATTTTGAGGGAGCATTGGAGCCACCCTCTATATAATACGCAAAACCAGCTCCCAAGTTATTACAATTCCCTGTAAACCCTTCTGTGTATTGATACTTTAAGAAAACGCCGAGGAAAGTTTTAGCTCATAGTTCCTATCACACACCAACTTGACCATTCCTGACGACTATCATCAAGGAAATGTCTATATGCTAAAAACGTATTACCGAGAGGAAAGAACACTTGCATAGGATTATATTCTCCCGATGTAGCGTTTTTAATAACCATCAAAGTACCTGTATATGGACCCGTTCCATTTATAGATGTTCGAACAATATAAACAGCAGTCTCTTTGAATCCATCTAAAGAGGTTTGTATACTACCTGAACGTCCAAATAGGCCGCCGAGAATACAAAAGAGCCTCCGAAGAAGCTCTATTTATTAATGAACAACAGTACCTATCGCTGTTGGAGTTTTCCAACTACCTTGTTTGTAGTTGACATAAACTTTACCTGTATTGACCCCACCGTCAGACCAACTACATATTCCTATGCACATGCCATTAGAACCATTTAAATTAGTTACTGTGATACCATCAATAACAGCGCTTGGTATACTCATAGCACCTGACTCAAAGCCTAATCTTAAAACGTTATCATTTGTCCCTTTTACGCCGAGGAATCATTTTGAAACCCAACTGTCCCAGGTATTAACAGATACTTTCCACAATCTTATTGCAATACTTCCTTGTGATGTCGAACATGCAATCTGAATAGTATTCTTGATACAAACGTAGTCGGCCCAAGGAAAAGGCTGCCCTGTAATGCTTGCGCTTGATGCGTAGAATAACCCAGTATCATTAACGGTATTAATATTTTCTATATATCCTCTATATTGAAATTGAATTGCGCCGAGAATAGACTTACCCCATCTTTTTTGTAATTTATAATTGAACCCACCCTGTATTAGCAGAATTTCTCACATAAGCTCTTGGGTTTCCTGTATAGTTTAATGCCAATTCTACCCAACTGCTGCCTGAAATATCTGAAATCTTTAATACATGACAATAATTGGAATCAATAGTTGTTCCTCCTGAAGTTACACGCAAACCCCTTACGCCGAGAATGGCTTTAACTATCGAAGAATTACTTTCCATTTCTCGGCGTATATAACAGTGCAGAATATACAGATGCTTTTGATGTATCTGATTGTTCAATAAGGGGAATTTTGTCAAAGAGTAGTACTGGATGGCATATCAGATTTGGAGTTGTCACATGGACATCCAATCCTTCTTCTACGGGGAACGTTGGTTCTTTTTGGGTAAAAATAAACAATAATGATGCAATCTGTTTGGTAAAAAAGTAATATCTGGGCGATATAGTACCGTCTGTTAAAGTGTACTCTGGTGATTCGCCGTGGTCTGGATATGGTTGCACAGGAATCTCTGTAGTAGGAAATTATTGGAGAGGCGACATTATATGGTGTTTCCAAGG